ACACAAAGACCTCGAGAATTGTCTTTGATTGATAAATAGTGTCGACATGGCTAAGAACGCACCCATCGATCTGGTCATGGAGCTCTCCACTGAAGAGTGGGACCCCTCAGAGGTGACTGGACTGGTGGACCTATATGCTTACCAAGGATTTGATCCTGCTGTCATCCAAGCAGAAATCGTGAAGCGAGCGACTGCAAAGAACAGGGACTGGAAGAAGGATGTCCGGAACATGATCATCCTGAATGTCACCCGTGGTAACAAACTGGATAAAATGATGAGCAAGATGACTGAGGAGGCCAGGAAGGAAGTGCAAACTCTCCGCTCTGTGTACAACCTAAAGGACACCAAGCCCGGAGCCAAGGACATCACTCTGGCAAGAGTGGCTAATGTGCACGGAGCATCCACATGCAGCCTTTTGCAGCTTGTGGCGGAGAACCTGCCCGTTCCTCTGTCTTTCATGAACTCACTATCTCCCAACTATCCTGTTGCCATGATGCACACATCCTTTGGGGGCTTGATCAATGATGGACTCAATGATGCCCAAGACATCATTGATGCCCACAAGTTGTACCTGATAGAGTTCTCAAAGGTGATAAACCGTGCAGGAGGGAAGTCTGTTCATGACATTGAGGAGAGCTTTCGCATTCCTCTGGCATCTGCCATTGCCAGCCAGTTCATGAGAGATGAACAGAAGAATGCCATTCTGACTAAGCTCGGAATCGTTGGCGTGAACCTGACAGCTGCACCAGGAGTAAAGGCTGCTGCTCAGGTTTACCGTCAGAGAAAGAGTGGCTGAACTGCAGCAGAGGGGCTGCAAAAGGAGGGTAGGGTTGGGTAAGGGTGAGGGAAGGGTTGGGAAAGGGAAAGGGCAATGGGGTGGGAGGGAGGGGGGAACCTGCAGCCTGTCAGTTCACTCTGAAAGATTCTTCAAGAGTTGGCCAGTCTTTTGTCCACTTAGTGCTGAGCCAGTTAACCAGGAACCTTTCATCTGTCCAAAACAGCTCTGGCCGGAGAGGCAATCCTAAGAGCATCCTTTCCTTCTCTTTCTCCATCTCTCTGGCCTCTTGTTCTCCTTTCCTGAGAACCTTTACACAACGCTTGAGGCAGGCTTCCTGCACAATTCTTTTGTGTCTCCTTTCAAGTATGATCTGACCAGTTAAAAGCTGGCAAAGAAGCAAATCTTTGAGCAGACAGCTTCCTGATATCATACGGTGATCCAGTCCAAACCTCTTCATCCTGTACTTGATCTTCAGGTAGCACATGATGATCTGGTCACTCAGTGAGAATTGATCAGACACTTTTTTGCTCTGCTGCAAGGTCTGTCTGCATATGCTCTTCATAAGCCTTGGAGTAAGGACTAGCTCAGGCAAGTCCCACACAGACATCCTGTGGTAGATCCTCGCAAGAGCTAGACTAGGTCTGCCGAAGGGCCAACAGCAACAAAGATCCAGAGATCCATAATCTCCTCTGTGCTTGTCCTTTACAGTCTTCATTGTCTCAAAGAGTCCCACATCCACATTCACCCATCCCACAGATCTTTCCAAAATGAGGGACATGGATCCTGTGAAATCATGGAAACAAGGTTGCTGACCATTCTCCAAGAAATCCCAGATGGTTGGCTTTACTTCATAAGTAATGGCATAGATCCTGCTCAGAGTTGTCTCTGAGGTCATGCCTGTTGGATATAGAGCTATGAAGTTCATTGTAGACTTTTTCTCGAGGGTCTTTGTGT